ATTCGCCTCTACACACGCCACAACAACGAAGTCACCGCTAAATTTCCGGAACTATTAACGCTCGACATACCGGACGGCACCGTATTAGACGGCGAGCTTATTGTACCTGGATCGACAGGCGCCAAATCGGCGCCCTTTTTCGTTTTATCACGGCTTCTTCACGTTAAACATCGCAAGCAACGTCTTGTCAGGCGTCTTGGACTGCCGATAAAACACGTTAGGATTGAACGTATATCGTTCCGGCTCGCTGCCGACCTTTATTCGCGCGACAACGAACTCCCCATCGAATTTCATCTGCTTCAGGCGTCGGCCCAGCGTGTCGGGCGTTACTCCGATCGCTGCCGCAAGCTCTTTCTTATTGAACCACCGTATATGCTTCGGATTCTTTTCGAAAGGATTCTCGCAAAGAGCGTTTGTTTCGTAATGAACGAACGGCAGCATTCGGTAGATCAGTCCGATGTCCGTCGCCTTCACTTCGCTATAAACTTTCTTGATCTTCGCGGTATAGAGTTTGACGACGTATTGGCTGCCGAAGTTACCTTTGAAATGATAGCGTTCGTTCACCGAGTATATGCCGCCTTCCTCCCGGATAATATCATGCGCAGTACAGGCGCTCAGGAAATCGTAGAAGGTCATGCGCTTTTTCGCGAGCTGTAGAACGGACATCATATCCGCCGTGGTCATCGGCGTTTTGTCACGGCTGGATTTAACGAGAACACCGTTATAGTCAACGTAGCATTGTAGCAGCATCAGGTAGCCGCACTGTGCCGTGGTGAGAGCGTCATAGACTTCGTGAATATTAGACATATTGGCGTTGGAAAAGTCGCGCCTATCCGTCGTCTGCTTTTGCTGATCCCGGAAGGCTTCGTCTTGGTTCCGATGTCTAAGCGTGTAGTCTGTCGATAGATCTTCGCCTGTCTCTGCGTTTACTACTCGTAATCTTTTCAAAATATCGTCCCCTTTTTCACAAAATAAAAGAGCGCTAGATTGGCGCCCTCATAACGTATAGCCAGCAAAACGGGTAAAAGTATCGGGGTTGGTGAGAAATTTTTTGGATATTGAACTTTCAGGGTGAAACTTTATTCATATTTAGATAAATCGTCTTCAACTTGTATCTGGTCGAGACGCTTATTAATTATTTCTATATACTCTTTTTCGGTCTCGAATCCAATCCACTTGCGATTATTTAATTCACAAGCTACTGCTGTTGTTCCGCTGCCTAAACAGTTATCAAGTACCGTATCACCTTCGTTGGTGTAAGTCTTGATAAGGTATTCAAATAATTCAACTGGTTTCTGTGTCGGATGCAAACCTGTATCATTTTTAAACTCCAAAAGGCTGTTCGGATAACCTGTTTTTGTTTGTTTGTATGAGTCTTTCAATCCTGGTCTATCACCGCCATAATTAGCTCTCATTGTTTTGTTGTTTTTTACTGTTTTATCTATTTCCAATAGACCTTGTGGAAAGTACCTCATTTTGTTTTTGGAATTTGTAGGAATTCCGCCTTTACTGAAAACTAAAACATTTTCGTGCTTCTTCATCGGTTTGTTTTTTGCGTCAAACGCCCCCCCCAACTATACTTTTAATCCATATCCACTCATATTTAAAAAGTTCTATTTTGCTATTAACCAACTGACTTGTAAAAGGTTGAGAAGCTGTTAAGACTATTGCTCCGTTGTCTTTTATGATGCGTTCGTATTGCTCCCAAAGCGGTTCAAAGGGGATTATAGTATCCCACTTACAAGCGGTCGTTCCATATGGTAAATCACACAAAATCATATCCACGCTCCCGGCGGGAATTAATTTCATACCCTCTAGACAATCCATTTGATATGCTCTATTTAACTCTAAACTTCCCAATAACTCTTTCCCCACTTAATCACTCCTGTATTTGTTTAATTTACTTTTTAAGACTACTTTCACGATTTTCATAATGGTCTTTATAACATTCCATCATATCTTCAAACACCGTATATTCATCCGTGCATTCTGAACAAATACATAGGTCAAAACTACTATCATTATAATCTCCTATACTAACTCTCCTTCACCCTCATAGTTCAAGAAACTACTTATCTATTAAACTGCAAATTATTTACTGTTTTACCTTGTTAGGTGCATACCCAATTTTTTTTTCGCCGGTTGCAATATTGACTGTAAATTGTCCCGGCGTTTTTCCTTTCACGAAATCCGAATATTTTACCCGTCTCTCTTTATTTTTCGCTTTAGCGCGTCGGTCTATCTGAATACCTTCGTAAGTTGAAAGGCGCCTTCGAGCCGGTTTTCCTTGATATTTTCCGAACTTATCGTATTCTTCGGCCATCTTCTCAGAAGTCTCACCGGATCTACGAGTTTTTTCCATACGCTCACTCATAATCGGATACTCATCGTTCTTCATTTTGTTTTTATTCGTGTCCGATAGTTCCTCGTAAATTACGAGATTAGCCATACGTTCAAGCGCGATAGAATCCGGATGCTCTCCGACTGCATCAAAATAAGCGTCGGCCAGCGCAGTGATTTCCTCGATACGTTGGATTCGGTCAAGCTCTCCGGCCTTTGTTCGTCGTTGTAATTCCGTGATCATTTCGTGCAGTAGCGCCTTATCCATTAATTCGTCCTCCCGTCGAGTATCCTTCGTCATGTCCCGCCCAATAGTAGTAAATATCCGCAAGCTTATTCGCAGCAGCGTCGATATGTTTAAATACGGCATCCTGCCCGATCCCCATCCGTTTCCCCGCCTCCACTTGCGTCAGGTCTTCGAAATATACGAGCCGGATGGCCTCACGCTGCCTATCGGTCAGATCCGCAAGCTCAAGCGCGTTGTGCAGATCGAGCAGCACTTCGGCAGCTTCGTATTCTCCGAGTCGTTTGCGGCTGACGAACTTCGGGTAATCGGAGAGCAGCGTTTTTACGCCATCCGCATTGTCCAACGCATATGTCGCTTCAAATTCGCGATCCTTTCGGTGTAGATCGATTTTGACAGTACCCATTAAACCGCCTCCAATTTCGCTGAATTATGTGGTTCACCGTAGGAATCGCGCAGTCTATCGAAATAGTTGCGGACAATTTCGTCCTGCCAATCAAAATCAAACGAACTCACCATACGACCATTCCATTCGATCTCATCGCCTGCCCCTAGCGTTAATTCGTTCCATCGGTAAGGCCCGTCTGAGAACGTTCTTTCCGCGTCTCTGTGGCCGTCGCAGATGCCGTTACCATGAGAGAAGAAAAACGCGTCGTTACCTTTCTCGATTCCGTGCCAGCTTGGAAGGTGCGGATATAGATTTTCGCGCATTAGGTTGTCGTCAGTAAAATCGTTAAGAAGATCGTCAAGTTGCGTTAGGCCATCGCCCCATTTATCCGTCAATTTACCTTTCGCGTCCCAACCGATATCCGTTACTTGAGCGAAATAGGCTGGCTGCTGGCCTTCGAGAAACTTTGCGTTGTATTCTGTTATGTCTTTGTCTCCGCCTCTTCTAAAATTCGATTCCCATTTCGTAGTCGCTGGTGATATTAATTGCGTACCGGGTGGTGCCTTCCGTAAAATCAAAATCTGCGTTGGAACCGTTGTCCCTACATACTGGAACGTCTCACTCGGCAGCATAATCGTCGCAACTTGCCAGCATGTTTCGTGCATTAACTTCCGCAGCTTGGCCGCGTAGTTACCGTAAGATAGTCCTAACGGAAGGACAAACGCAATATATCCGCCAGGCTTTGCCGCCTTGATTGCAAGTTCAATAAACGCAACCTCTGACTTTCCGCCGTATTCGCCCTTCTTTTTCGTAACTGACCGCCACTCTTCTCCCTCTTTCGGCTCGAATTTAACAGTGACGCCATACGGAGGATTTCCGACAACTAAGTCGTAATAGTCCCGTCGATCATGAAGAAGCGCATTCCCTTCGACAATTTCAGCGTCTGGATAAAGCAGCGACGTTACCTTTGCGCTTGTTTTATCGAGTTCTAACGCAGTCAGGTCCGCACCGTCCGGAGCGTGTTCGAGAAAGACACCGACACCGACGGAAGGTTCGAGGACTTTCGGATTCTCAGGTAAGCGAGGCTTTAGTACGTCCCATATGAATTTAGCGACGTGGGTTGGCGTGAAGAATGCACCGCCTGAGAATGCGTTCGGTAACAGTCCGCCAGTAGACGTATAGTTTTGCCGTAAGAATTCGAGATCTTCTTCAGTTATTTGGTCGCGTTCCTTTGCGATGATTTCCATTGATTTAACGTTACCTTCCCACCTTTTGCGATCGGCTTTCCCCATTCAGTTTCCTCCTTCGTTAATAACTTCGTTAACAATCCGCACACTACTGTTGACTATCGGTAACTATTCCGTCTATACTGAACGTAAATACTTTCGTAAGGAGATTCGTTATGACACTTACGTGGATTTCAAACGACTTTGATCGCAATACCAAAGCGTATATCACCATCGAAAAGCAACGACGTTTATTTATTTCGGCTGGTGCCCGGCGAATCATCGGATTACCTGCGGACGGACCGTTTTATCTGACGGTCGCCTATGACGCAGAAGCAAACCGCATTGTTGTCGGCAAGCCCGAACTCGTTAAGCAGCCGGATGTCAAACCGTTCAAGTTCGATAAGCGCGGCAATGTTTCGGCATGGCCATTCTTGCGTAAAATCGGCATTGATTTCGATAAGCTTCCGCAACGATACTATTTGATCGGCGATGGTGAAGCGTCAAAACAACCGTACCTGGCCTATCCGAAAGGCACGTATGCGTTTCAGTTAGACGAGTAGTTTCGCCATAATCGCGTCCAGCTTCTCGTACAACTCTTCCGGCTTGCCTGCGTTCTCAATTTCGTAATCAACTTCGAAATGATCAACGGCAAGCTCAGTCGGATGTTCTAAGTCGGCAAGGTCGAATTGATCGCCGGCTTTTTTTGCGCGTTCAATACGGAGCTCGGCCGGTGCTGTTATGCGGATAAATACGAAGCCTTCGTCCTTCAATCGCTTGTATTCGTTAGGCTGGCGGCAGTCATCGATGATCACGCGATTCTTTAGCGCTGTATTACCGCAGTCGCAAGGATGGCGGTCGAGATAGGCGGCTATTTTCGGCATGAGAGCGTCAATCCATACGTCCTCTCCGAAGGCTTCCCGCGCCCACTGTCCGAACTTCTGATAATGAGCGCGCGGCTTCGGATTTCTCGGAACGTGAGGGAATGCGCGGTGAAATGCGTCCTTCAGTTCGTCGCCAAATGCGAACGGCTGGAAATCGTAGTGAAGCGAGATGTACGATGCGGCCAGCGACTTGCCTGCGCGAAGTGGTGCGGTGAGGGCGATCTTCATTGGCGTTCCCTCATTGCGTTAAGAAGTGCGGCAACCTCTTCGGCAGTGAACAAGCGCGTATCTGAGTCGGATTCGAGGTGCGCCACCTTTCCGTCCGTTTCCTTTGCGGCATATTTCAGCGCCTCCAATTCTTCGCCGTGCCTCCGGTTGTCTTTGTGCAGCGTGTCGATTTCGTCTTTGATCCGTTTATTCTCACGCTCCAATTCCGCAACACGCGTCGCCAGGTTAGCGATAACGTCGATCGGGTCGGATGGCTGCGGTTCTTCTTCGGAGGATTCGACCGGGACGAGGACGCGGTATTCTTCGTACTTTGCGTCCAGATACGTCAGGTCATCCACGCCTTCCGCTAAGTCGATTGACCCGTAATCTGAACAATCGTAACAATATTCCACCGTATCAATTAACCCTTTCGGAAAATCATAGCTCTTAGTTACGATAACCTTCTCGCCTACTTCCGCAGTACGATCGACCATCTCGTAGCGCTCCGTACCGTCAGGGCCGTCAATGTGGACGATGTTGGTCGGTTCGAGGACGTGGTATCTTTCATGCGAAATAAACCACGGTTTATTGTTGTAATTACTCTCGAAATTAGCCCAAACATCATCGCACCACACGCTTATAACCTTTCCGTAATCTCCTTCGCAAAAATAAGGAAGACTTTCTTCGATCGCAATAATCTCCTCGCCAACCTTCGCCTTCCTATCGACCTCTACATATTCGCGTTTGATTCCGCCAAGCGATTCGTCAGCCAATACGTGGATTTTTTCGTTAGTTTTCGTCATTTATTCCGCCTCCCATACGTAATGTAACGGGTTATATCCGGACCAGGTATCGCCTAATACTGCGGATACCTTTGCAACTGTTTCCGGATCTATTTCCACCTTTCGGATTTCGCCCTCTTTGACTTCGCCGTAAATTTCGTTGTGTTTACCGAGGATTTCTCCAAAATCGATCACCTCTCCGATTAAATCAGCGACTTCCGCTTCTGTCGCAACGAAAAGCCCTTCTACAACTCCGTAACCGAATCTCCATCCGAATTTCCACAAGTATTTAGTTTCGTCCATATCCGATCGCCCTCCTGTTATTTAATAACCCGCAATTCTACCGACTGCCGTCCGAACTGTACCGCGTCGGCTTCGTCCGCGACCAATAGATCGAGCTGTGCGCCTTTAATCGCGCCGCCTGTGTCGATCGCCTTCGCCCGAAAGCTAGAACCGTCAGCGAGCCGGACTTCAACCGTAGAGCCTAGCGCAATCACAGACGGATCGACCGCTATGACGCGCGCTCCTTCGTAATAGATCGAATGGCTGACGTCGACTCCCGTTTTGGTGATTCCGGTGCAGCCTTCCGCACAAAAGGCGGTATAAGCCGTCATGGTAAAAGTCCGCCATGCTGACGTTTTAGTTGCGGTCGGAGCAGGTTTCTTTTTCGTCTTCTTCAGCGCCTTGATTTCGTCCTCAAGCGCCTGTATCTGCGCGTCCTTTTTCGTTATCTCTTTCGTTAATTCTTCGTTGCGCGATTCAGCCGATTGGATGGCGGCCTGTTCTGGCGTTATCCTTGGCGGTTCTGGCGGCTGATCTGCCGGACAATGGCCGGAGAATAGCTGCGCTGTTAGCGTGAAATTCGTTAGGATTCCGATGCTTACACCTCCGTTTTGACCAATTCGCCAATGCTGACGGGAAATTTCGGTTTGACTAATTCGTAGACAGCTTTCGCGTACTCTTGAATTTCGACTTGACTATCGTGTGCTAGGCGTTGGTTAAGGAAGTGAGCGACTGATTGGAGCGATGCGGTCCAATAATAGCGTACGTACATTCCGTAAGCCGGAAGGAATAGGCGCGCTTGTTCGGCACAAACTCCGTTTTTGATTGCCCAACCGTATGCCATTTCGCCTTGTTCTATCAGACTCATTAGTTGACCGGTAAGTCTTGCGCCAATATCTGCACTGACTGGATCACCGCTACCTTGCTTCGAATTCTCCGGGGCTGACCGCCATTCATCCGCTTGAGGAATATAAAAGGCAGGCTCTTCGGTAACATAGCGCCGGCTCGATTCGTTCCAAGCGTCCATTGTGTGATCGGATCCGACGATATATTTCCAGTGCTGACGCGCAACCATTAACGGAGCATAGATTTCGAATTGAACCGTAGCATGTCGGAATGGCGACGTATGGCCTTCTCGCGCAAGAAACTTAATAAGCCGGATGTCCTTCTCGGATAGATCGGTAGATTCCTTGTCGTAGGATACGCGGGCTGAGTTCACGACGGAAAGGTCGGAGCCCATTACGTTTGTTAATCGGACATAGCCGTTGTCGAGTACGTTACTCTTTTTGTTCAAGCTGATTCCTCCTTAATATTATTTAGCTGGGCGAATTCCCCGTAATACAAAACGGCGGCTTTATTATAAGCTCTTGCAGCGTCTTCTTTCTTTTCGTATAACCCGAGGTGAATGGACTTTCGATCTACTTGAATTTTCGCGACCCATTTTCCTCTTTGTTTATGCCAATTAACCCCACGATAACCAGAAGTATTGTTCGACTGCATACGTTTATTTGCATTATTTTGCGATCTAGTGGCAATTCGTAAATTCTCTCTTCTGTTATCGAGCTTGTTCCCATTAATATGATCAACATCAAGACCTAAAGGGGCGTTTACAACAACTCGGTGCATACGATCTTTTCTATATTTACCGTCTTTTCTATAACTTCTCATCGCGTACCCATTCTTATGGTAAAACCAACTCCATTGATTCAAGTAATCGAACATATCAGCATCCACTAGCGCTACCTTCCCTTTGGACAACTGAATCTTCGCAGTTTCCGCCATTTATTCGTCCTCCTTCGCTAGACTTTCGAAAACTCTTCGGTATTGTTCGTTAATAGATTGCGTAACTATGTCCCGCGCCTTCTCTTTCGTAGTGATCCGAAAGGTACAATCGTCTTTTCCGTACAACCCGTGAGTGACAACATAATCGCGAAACAGTTCGTTCATATATTCGAGATCGCCCGCGCCGTAGAATTTTCCGTTAATGAAACAGGCGTATGTTTGCGCCATTATATCAGCTCCTTTCCCATCGGCCCTTCGAAATATTCCGGATGTGGATTCGCCGCGTATCCTTCTTTATCACTCGTACCGTCCTGCCGCGCATGATTCTCCGCATTCTTCGCCATATAAACCTCGTAGATACTTTCCGGAGTAAGGCCTACGATTCTCGACAACGAAAGCAAGAAATGCCACATATCGATGACCTCGCCTTGTAACGCCTGCTGATCGATCTCCTTCGGATTTTTCCACCACTTCCAGTTAACTTCGCGCCTGATCTCGTCAATCTCCGATTCCATTGCGAGAGTAATTCCGACCACCCATTCGTCAGTTGTCTTATCGATACTACGCTCGGTGATAATCCGGTTATCTAAAGCCGTCTGCATCTCGAACATTTCGTTTAGTTTATCCTTCATCCGAAAACCTCCTCGCTAATAGTTGCGTATCTACTTTCGTTAATGGACGCTCACTCGAAGTAGAAATCGTCATCCTGAAGCGCTTCGACTGTAGCCTTTTTGTAAGAATTTCCCTTTTGACTGAAGAAGTCGTGGGACTTTGTTTTTGTACTTAATCCGTTCATTACAATCGGGTTCGGTGTTTCATCGGCAAAGTACGGATCGAATCCGAGATTAGCCAGCGCCTTGTTTCCGTTGTATCGCACGAATTTCTTAACGTCGTGAGTAAGTCCGACTTGGTCGTATATGTCCTCGGTGTACGCGATCTCATTTTCGTAGAGATCCGCAAGTAAATCGATAGAAAAGTCGCGAAGTTCCAGTTGTACGTCCGGTTCTTGTCGATTGTATATCTCCTGCGCGAGTAAACCGACATAAACACCATGAATCGCCTCGTCTCGAATGATTAACGAGATAATCTCGCCTGAGTTCGTCAATTTTCCCTGACCGGCAAAATATAACGGATAATAAAAGCCGCTGTAGAATAGGAAGCTTTCGAGATAGACCGACGCAACCATCGCCTTGTATAACGAAATGTCATCCCCTGGCTTAATCGCGTTGTATAGTCCGCCAATGATTTCGGCTTTCCGCTGCAGGTAGCGATTCGTCTTCACCCATTCGAACAGTTCCGTTATCTTCTCCGTTGGCGCAAGCGTCATGAAGATGTTCGAATAGGATTTCGCATGGACTGCGTTTTCCATCATCGCCATAAAATTCAGGACGGCTTTACGTTGGTGACCGGGTACCTGGGCGGCAATTAACGGCATACCTGTGTTTCCTTGCTCCGTGTCGAGCAGCGTCAGCCCCGCGAGAACTTTCATATACGTATCCTGTTCGTTGGCTCCGAGATACTTCCACGTTAGAAGGTCGCCGTTTAGCGAAATCTCTTCCGGCAACCAAAACTGCTTAACGTTCTGTTCGTAAAACATCTGCGTGAATCCGTCGTCGTGTTGCGACCAGTTGGCCGCTGTATATTGCGTCAATTATTCGTCCTCCTTTTCGTTTAAACTACGCATGATAAACAACCCTCCGCAGTCGTATCTTTAGTCCGCGCATAGTACAACGTCTTGATCCCTTTGTGATGAGCGTACAAGTCAATTCGGTTCAGATCGCGTGTCGTCATCGTATCCTTTAAGAACAACGTAAATGAGATGCCTTGATCGACGTGCTGCTGGATCGTCGCGATCATATCGACGACTTTGAACATATCCATGTCGTACGCTTCCTTATAGAAGAACCAATTCTTCGCGCTAAGCCCTGGCATCGGATAATACGTCTTGGAATTTCCGTATGTCCGTTCCTCTATGCGCTCCATGATCGGCATGACTGACGCCGTAGCAGACTGAACGTACGAAATCGATCCCGTCGGTGCGATCGCTAGTCTATACGAATGATAGAGTCCGTATTTTCGTACGTTGTCCTCCAGCCGAACCCAATCGATGCGTTCCGGAATTCCAACGCCTTCAAACAGTTTCGCGACCTTCTCCGTTTTAGGACGGAAATCTCCTGCGACGTACTTATCGAAGTAGCTGCCGTCTGCATACGTTGATCCTTCGAATCCCTCGAACGTGCTGCCGGTTTCCTTCGCAATCTCATTCGACCTAACAAGCGACCAATAATTAACGAGCGCAAAGAATACGTTAGCGAAATCACGCGCCTCTTCCGATTCATAAGCGATCCCATTCTGCGCAAGATATCCGTGTAGATTCATCGCGCCAAGTCCGATCGAACGCATCTGACGGTTAGCCTTAGCGACTGCCGGCGCGTTCTTGATGTTCGTTGATTCCGATACGACCGTCAGCGCATCGACTGCAAGCTTAACCGTTTTCTCGATCGACTTATTCGCCATCACGTTCGCAATGTTGAGCGAGCCGAGATTGCACGAAATGTCGAGGCCGATTGCGTCCGGTTCGCCGTAGTCGGTGTATTCCGATACCTGCGACGCCTGAAGCACCTCCGAGCACAGATTCGAAAATTTAACCTTCGAAATGTGATTCAGCGCATGAGCCGCGTTTACGTTATCTTCGAACATGATGTACGGGTACCCCGATTCGGACCGCAGAATCGCAAGCTTTTCGAGCAGCTGTCGCGGGTTGATTTTATCTTTCCGAACGTTCGGATTCTCGACGAGCTTGTCGTACATTTCTCCGATATCCATTTCGTCAAGATGCTCGCCGTATTCCTTATAGACCGTATGTGGGTAGAAAACGTATGCGTCCCGATCTTCGCGCGCCAATTCGATAAACTTATCCGGGATGACGACGCCGATCGATAACGTCTTGACCCTTACGTCTTCATCTGCGCTGATTTTTTTGGTATCGAGGAAATCGTTAATATCAGCGTGAAAAACGTTTAGATACGCCGCGCCTGACCCCCTACGCAATCCCATCTGATCCGCATACCGGAACGCATTATCGAGCAGCTTCATGACGCCGACGACGCCCTTCGTCGAATTCTCAACGCCCTTGATCGATTCGCCTTTCGCCCTGATTTTCGATAGCGACAACGACACGCCGCCGCCGAGTTTCGAAAGCTGCATCGCCATGTCTACCGCGCGACTGATATCGTTCAGAGAGTCGCCCACTTCGAGAAGGAAACACGATACGAGTTCGCCGCGTCGCTTCCGCCCGGCATTCAAGAACGTCGGTGTGGCCGGTTGATATTCCTGCCGGATCATCATTTCCGCAAACTCGATCGCCTTGGCTGCGTCTCCTTTCGCGAAGAACAGCGCACAGATGGCGATGCGGTCTTCGTAGCGTTCGAGGATCTTCTTTTTATCGTTCGTCTTGAGCGCATAGTCGTTGTAAAATTTGAACGCACTCATAAACGAAGGGAAACGGAACTTTTTCGCGTAGGCCGCTTTGTAGACCGCTTTTATTTCATCGAATGTATACGGCTCGAAGACCTCGCGTTCGTAGTAGTCGTTCTCGATCAGATAGTCGAGCTTTTCGCGCAGATCGTGGAAAAATACCGTATTCTGATTCACGTAATCTATGAAATAACTGCGGACGGCTTCGGCATCCTTTTCGAATTGAAAGCCTCCGTCCTTCCGTATCATAATTTCGTTATTAAGTTCGATATACTTCGCGTGCTTATTCGTCAATCGCGCTCACCCTTTCCGTAAATATTCGCTCACAAACTCGCGAACTTTAGCGACATCCTCCGTCGTGCCCGCAAGTTCGAACTTGTGAACGATCGGCACTCCGTATTCTTCCGCAATCAGATCCGCCGCCTTTGCGAAGTTACCGCCCCAGTTGCGATTGCCTGACGCAGCCACGCCCACCATTAAATCGCCATTGTCCGCGAGGAAATCCCAAACGGTGCCGGCGACCTGACCGAATCCGTAAGTTCCCGTTACCAAGACGAACGTCTCCGTTAAAAGCATATCCGCCTTGATTTCGACCGCAGGAAGGCCGGTCTTGGCTACGAATCGGCGGACGTTTCCGGCCAGCGAGTAGTAGGCGATTAGCATAACGACGCCACCAGCACTCCGATAGGAATTGCGAACATAACCATGACGACTACCTTTGCGAGCTTAGCTCTCGTGGTTTTAGCCTCGACTGTTGAAGCGATCCACGCAAAGTAGAGTAAGCACGCTATCGCAACGTATGTCATTCGGAATCATCTCCGTCTTCTAATTTCGATAGTTCGTATTGTAGTCCGTTGATTTCGTCCTTCGCCGCCTCGATCTCATCTTCGAGGTACCGAATATCGTACCGGAGCTCCTCGATTTCGTCCTCATGCGTATCAATCTCAAACTCCAAATCCGCTATCATTTTTTCGATTTCTTCACGTGTCATTCGATCGACTCCTTCCGTTTTAGTTCCGCCTCGATTTCGTCTTTTCGCGCCAGAATCCGGTCACGTTCGATTTCAAGTTCGGTTTTCTTCCGTTCATGCCGACTGATTGCGTAATCAACATCGGTAAGTTGTTCGTCAAGCCATCGTAAGGACTGTCGCAATTGTGCGGCCGGGACGCCGTAGCATTCGTATTTCATTGCGTTTCCTCCTCTACGTCATTTTGAACGCGTTTATGTTCGCGGTATGCGGTGTACAGTCGGTCAGCTAATCCGACGAGTAACGCGGTTACCATGAAAACCACTGCAATTGTAATTCCGACTTTAACGACTGTGCCAACCGCTGGGACCGATAACAGTGCCGTCACGATGACAAAGCCTGTCAGACATCCTGCAGAAAACAGTCCGAGTAATAAGGTGAGCGCAGCCAAGTACGCTAATGCTCCGATAAGTCGCTGCTTAAACATTCGATCACTCCAAATCTATTTTATAGTCGGTTGTAATCGTATTTTCCGGAAGATAGAATTCGTAAGTCTTCTCTCCGGTGTACTTTCCGTAGAAGAATCTCGCAATGGCCGACTTAAATTGCATTTCGTATGTGACTACATAAGGCTGTTCGATATCTCCCTCTTTCATTTTCGAATCTTTAACCTTCGCTTTGTCTACGGATTTAAAACTGTCTTTCTCAACGACATAATAGAAGTATTGTTCTTCGTCTACTGTTCCGGAGCCAAGTATGAAGCTTCCCTTTGTATTCGAGTTATCCTTGATCGAATAAATCTCGGTTTTATGCGGATTCACCGGTTCGTCTTGTAAAAAGAATGCAGGGATAAATCCGATTACAAAAACCAAAGCACCGACCGCCGACCCGAAAAGTATTCCTAGTATACATTCGATCGGCCCAAATCCCCACATGTCGGATATAAAGGCCCCAGCGAATATCACTGCAACGATAATCGATAGAATAAGTATTCCCACCTATTCACCCTCCTTCAGTTTTATAATCTTCTCGCGAATCAGATACGTCAGCGCCACCGCACAAGCATCGCTATGATCGTCTGTTGCGAATTTGTGGTCGTCAGGTAGTCCGAGCCATTCACGCACGCTCTCGGCAACTTGCGGCTTCTTTGCGTTTCCGTTTCCGGTGACCGTCTTCTTAACGTTGGCCGGCGTAACATGGACATCGACTTCGTATCCGTATCGGTGAAGCGCCCGTTCGACGGACGACCATGTTCCGTGAATCTTATTGTTCTGCGCATAGTTGCGGCTTGGCGGCCATATCTCCCGAACGATTACGTCGAACGGCTGATTATCGCGAACAAACAGCAACGTAAACGCTTCGATCTCCTCATACCGCAATGGCTGATCGGTTGATGCGGACGTTTTAAAGTGAGCGGATTTTATTAGGCGAGCTTTTCCGCCCTTGGCTTCGATGATTGCGAATCCCGGCGATGTTAACGAAAGGTCAAGGCCGAGGATTCGGATAGGCTTGGCGCTACTCATGCGCACCACCGACTAAACTCGATATTCTTTGTCCTTAGCGCCTCCGCCGCCAGTTTTCCCGGGTTATCTGCACCATTTGCGATTGCCTGCAAAACAGCGACATACAGTTCGTCCTCCATGCTGTGCGCCACCTCGTCATCGTCGGCTGAAAGACGGATCTCTTCAACGAATTCTCTAACGTCATCAACCGTCACTCATTCCGCCTCCCTTTCGCGTACTTTTTCGATAAATTCGAGCGCCTCAACGTACTGCCGTTTCGTAGATTCGTAGACGTTCGATCTCAATACTCGCGACACTTTTGCGCGAAGCTCCGCCAGTTCTTCGTCCGTCAACGACTTCGCAATAGCCGTCTTGTATCCGTTAAACGTCCAGCCGTTCATATCCAACGGTAACGGCTTTCCTTCCTCAACAGATTTGCGGATCTCTACGAATCTATCGAATAATTCCGTCACGTCTTCTTCCGTAATTTCGATGCCGAACGCCCGCATGTCCGGAGACTTTTCGAATTCCCCTTCCGGATACACCCATGATTTCTTAGACGCGTTCACGTAGAGAATAACGTACAGGTCGACGCCGTACATCGGGCCGTAGGCGACACATTGCTTGACGTGCTTTTCTTCCGGCTGACGCATCGAATGGAGGGACGTCTTTGCGGCGGTCGTTTGCTTCGACTTGATTTCGAGTCCAACGCGCAGCACTTCGCCGTCTTCCGTTACGTAGCGCATGATGCCATCGCACGTTCCGTAAAGGTTGAACGAGTAGCCACGATGTGTGACCGGATGATTCTTTTTCGCGAAATCCTCGAACATTGGCGTGCCGTCTTCGTTCTTTTCGAAGCTAAACGGACAGGGGCGGCCGGTCTTCTTCTCGAAATGTTTTTCCATAAAGAGAATGTCGCGCTGGATTACGTCGCCGATCGCTGTACCGATTCGAGTCCACCGTCCTTGATACGGAGGCTGTTTCGTTTCGTCCCTCGGAGATCCGATCGCTTTATGGTAAAGCTCGCGAGGGCAAGCGTTAGCAGATGACGGCGAGAAATACGGCTTCTTCGGAAATACTTTCGGAGCGTTGGCGTACCATTTATGAATCTGCGCGTCCAGGGCGTTATCCCACGTCTCCGGCAGCGAGTGCCATTCGTTTAGATATTCGACCAATTCGTCCGCAATCTGCTGCGCGTATGTGGTCGGTTCTTTTATGTGTGCCCGCAGTGAATTTGCGGCTGACCTTCCGTTTAAATTCGTCAATTAATCGTCTCCCTTCGTTTTGAACCATTCATCCACCGAGAAACCGTTTCCCCATCTTCGGCAGATCTCGATATCAGTCTTGTTCGGAATGTTGCCGAAAACGTACGTATTCAGCATGACATCCTCGAAGTCTTTCACGTCTTCTCGCGTGAAGGTGTCCGGCACTAAAAGCAGCGCTTCGTCATGAACCACGCACCATATCCGCCATTCTCCTCGACCTTCTGCCGTCTTCCTATCGCACAACTCTTGCAGCGCAATCATCGTCGCTTTGGTCTGGATCGCTGCCGATCCTTGAACTCTTGCGTTAGTTGACTGCGTATAAACAGCCGAGTAATGGCCTTTCGCGTTACGGTCCTTCGCGTCCGGCAACCGTCTTTTACGTTGGCCGCGATCCATCCAAACATATCCGTGCTTCTTAACGAAAGCTTGATTCGTTTCGACCCACTTTTTGACGACCGGAAACCTTTCGAAGAAGTTGTCGAGGAACTTCTGCGCCTCTTTCTTCGATATTCCGATAGCGTCCTTGAGCATGTTCGCGCCGCCTCCGTAAGCAACCGCAAGCATGATAACCTTCGCCTGTTTCCGGTATACTGATCCGTCGCCGCATTCTTCGATCGGCTTATTAAAAACCTCCGCAGCGATTGACGCATATAGATCGTTACCTTGCAAGTAGTTATCGACTAGCTTCGGATCTTGTGAGAAGTACGCCAGACATCTGTATTCTTGCTGGCTCCAGTCTCCGCCTAATATCGCGTATCCTTTAGGAGCTACGAACATTTTCCGGGCTTCCTTCGGTTGATTCTGTAGGTTGACGCCTGTTCCACCGGAAGAAAACCGACCGGTCTTTGCTCCGTTCTGATTGAAATTCGTATAGAGTTTGCCGGTCCTCTTATCGATTAAATCCGGCAAAGCATTGATGTACGTTGAATACAGTTTGAATTTCTCTTTGTATTCAAGCAGCTTCTTAATGATCGGATGTTTGCTCGCAAGAGGTTTTAGGACTTTTTTTGCGTCAGTTGAGTCGAGCTTCTCTCCGGTTGCTTCTTCTAACGCTGGCTTAAGCTGCGCCGGCGAGTTAATGTTGATGTCGCCCAACTCGTCGATAATCTCCGCATACAAACGATCGATCTCCGTTTTGATCTCCTTACCGTATTCCTCCGCGAATTCCAGGTCGATGTCGAATCCGGTTGACTCAAGCTTCTGCACGACGCTGATTAACGGAACCTCGACCGTCTCATAGTAGCGAAGGATATCAGGAAACTTCTTCAGGTGTTCGCGTTGGAAATCGCGAAGCTTCCTCGTCACATCCCCGTCTTTTGCCGCATAAGCAAGCGCAATTCGTAGATCGCTCACTTCGTCAAAGCCGATCTTTCCGAATAAGTCTTCGTATGTGTCCGATTTAATCCGTAGATATTTCGTGACGAGGTTCTTCAGCGCAAAGGACGGTTCATTTTCGTTAAGCAGCCTCATCGCTTCCTGTGTGTCCCACGTAAGGCCCTGCAATGTAATTCCTTCGCGATCCAGCATGTGAATATCGAACTTTGCGTTATGAGCGAGCTTTCCGATCGACTCATCTTCGTAAAATGGCCGCAGTTTTTCGACTAGATAACCGTTATCCAATTGTGGATGATCCGTCTTATGTTTCGTTGGGATATACGCGTGGATGTCCGCTTTAATAGCCGTCAGCACATGGCCGACAATGTAGTCGTTCCATACGTCTGTGCCCGTTGTCTCAACGTCGAATACGATCTCTTCTTCGTCAGCAAGCAACGCGAGGAATTCGTCGAGCCGCGATTCGTCCGTAATCAGCCAGTAGTTTTCCGGTGTATTCTCGACCATCTTCCGCAAAGTTTCTTCTCGCTGGGATTCTTGCAGCGTCTTCCATAAGCGCATGGCCTCCGCCTTGCTGAACGCCTTCGGATTGCCTGCCTTATTCACGCAGTCAGACGGATTCCTGGCGAGTTTGCCCGTGTCCATTGCCGACTTGACTTCGTTTAATCGTTGACGGTCTGTTTCCGATAGCTTGCTTGCGAATATGCGACGCCAGCTCTCCTCGATCGGTTCGGCCGTTTTCGCCTTCTGCTTCCGCTTAGCTGTTTCGGCAACTTTTTCGTTTTTAACTTCGTCAGTCTTCGGCGTCAAAGCGCTAAGATTCAACCGTAGATTACCGAGTTCCATTCGCATCCTCCTTTCTCGCGTGATGGGTTCGGTCTACTTTTCGTCTTTATCTTCCGCGACTCCGATACCGATCAAAATAATCGCTAATGCCGCAACAGGAAGCGTGATTAACGTCTCTTTATCAATGTTCAATCCCGCTAAGAACGCCAGCCCCACGCCCGATACGTACGATAATATACGCTCCGTCTTCTGGCTCATAGGTCAACCTCCTCCGTCCATTTCCGCTTGTATTCCGCCTCATTATCCGCATACCAATCCGACCAGCAAGCGTTGTCGCAAAAGTACCGGTCGAAGAGCGAATCGTATGTTGCGGATCGCCCTTCGTTCAATACCCGGTTACATGCGGCGCAGATTGCGGCCACTTACTCGGCGTCCTTTCGATCGAAACGCGCTTCGACTGGCGTTACGAGTTCGATGCTTGCCTGATTTTCTGTGCAGGTTCCGCAGCTCTGAGTAGAGACTTTTACGCCACCTTCATCGGTAATATCCACAACTTCGCAAATTTCCCGATCATATAAATACTGAACGATATCACCGACCTTATACTCGCCAACCTCGCGTCCGATTGCGGCCCATTTTTCGATCTCAGCGGCATCTTCTTCGGATAGGAGTTCGAGTTGGTCAGGCGTTGCGTATCCGTAATAACAACCGCATTCAATTTGGATTTTCTTTTCAGCATCACCATGATAGTAATCGTTATGGATTACGGTGCAGACTTTTCCATTTTCGAAACCTAATAACGGATATTCCCCGCCGCCCGATTTCAACCGGACTTTATCGCCTTTCTTAAACTTTGCGCGAGCTGCCGCGTCTTTTGCTTCGGCAACTTCTTCGTCAGTTGCGTGGACGAGTTGGCTTTCGTTAAACCAGCCCGCATTACCTCCATTTAAGTGCACGGCTAGGAACGGGACTACCGACTTATCGTCATCAATAATTTTTACGACATCATCGCGTTTAGCATGGCTGGTGCGGTCGGTAACAACCCTCGCATAATCACCGACTTTCAGGCGTTCAGGCTTCGGCTCGGCGGCGCTGACTTTACGGTAGACTTCGAACCTTTTTCCGCACGTATCGTAGCTATCGCCATCATCATCGTAGATTTGTGGATCTCCACAACCATCTACGCGATATATTTCGTAATATTTATCCGAAGTAAGGTATGAGCTGGTTGCATTAGGAAACTTAACGAAATCGCCCGCCTTCGCCTCGCTCTTGTCAATCCGTACGTATTCCGGGTTAGCTTCGCCTTTTAGCGCAGCAACATCGGATTTTAGCGACTCGATATCCTTTTCGTTAGTGCTTACGCGATCTTCTAATGTCGGTTGAGATGCGGAGACTTTTCGGAAGAGTATGCTATCCCCGTCTGTTACGGCGTTTCCGTGAAAGTCGTCTATTTCATCTCGGACAGATAACAGCGAAGTACCCTCGTCGCGTACTAGTAGGTAAAATCCGCCTAATTTAAGATCCGGATGCCTATGTCCGTTAAGTACCAAATCTCCGGATTTTCCGACACTTCTCGGAGTTCCTTCCACACGCTCATATTCCGCACCATCATACGCAACCTTCGTAATTTCACCGTTCACCATATCGAGTGTCTTAACGCCGTGTAATTTCGCCATCGAATCGTCCTCCTTTTATTGACCGTCCGACCCGGTAAGGTCAAACCGCCTCCGCTTCGTTATTTTCCGCAAAATCTTCCCGCATGAAATTCAGATCCATCTCGACCCAACGCTTGCCTTCCCGTTCTGACGGCCCCCAATAGTCGGTAATGCCGCGATTATCGATCATCCAGACACGAGGGAATTCCCCCTCACCGATCAGCACACCGATGAAGAAGTCGACGTCTTCAGGCGTATAAGGCTGGCCGTCTCCTTTGCGCCCACTTACCGTTAAGAAACCGCGATCCTCTCTACGGTCCCGGATCGTCTTAACCTGGAACGTTTTCCATTCGCCAGTGCCCGGATCTCTTGCGCTGATATCGAAGGATTCCTCTGTCTCCGATTTTGATACCGCCTGCCACCCGCTGGCTAATAAAGCCGCGCGGGCGATCAGTTCGGAATACTTGCCGATAGTCTCCTTGAGATGCGCCATTCAGTCGTCCTCCTTCGTTTTATTAAAACGGCAGATCATCGTCACTGATTTCGTTAGATTTTTCGTTATTAGATTCCGCACCAAGCGACAGACCGATCAAGCTAATATCGAATCCTGCTGCGACTAGGTTCTCGATCTGCGTCTTCTCGTCAGCTTCGAATAGCAGGCCGTCGAACAGTTTTGCGTTGAATTCCTTACCGTCGAATTTAGCGAAGTTTGCGCGTTCCTGTTCGGTGAGATCTTCTTCGAAATCGATCAACGGAGTAAGGGAAACTTTCGTGTCTTTCGCTTGACCTGTCGAGTTCGTTTTCGTTAATTCAAACGCAAGCTTTCCGAGTTTCTTTTCGTATTTCTTGATGGTTTCGTAAACGTCGAACGCCTGGTTACGCGTCAAGTCAACGATGATCTCTTTGCCAGTCGTCAAATCAACGAATCCCATTGCGAACCTTTCTTTGCCACGATACTTACCGGCTTCAGCACTTTGCGCCTTCTCTTCTTTTTCATCTCCGGCCTCTTTCGCTTTGAATTGAAGGTCGCGATGATACTTTTCGGCAAGATCCCACGGAGTATGATCGCTTACTACGAAACCCTTTTCGTTCCGGGTAGATGGATTCTTCGCAACAAACGTATTTACCTTTTTGTAGATACCGTATCCAAAATACTGCATCAAGTCCTCCGTACCTAATACACGGACCTTATACGAAGAGCCCACGCTGAACTTAGCGAAATCGACCGTGTTTAGATTGCCGCCTTCACCTCCGCCGGCCTGTAATGCTGATAGCGCCGCCGCGCCTTTTTGAAATTGACTCATTCGATTTCCCCCTACGTTTTAATTTTGAGGCTGTTCGCCCTCGCAAAATGCCGGTATCTGCGTCCGAAACGCCGCCAGCGCGAAGCAGTAGCGACGCGACTCTGTTACTTAACGGCCACCCCGACATTCTCCGAGCGCCGGGCGCAATGTCCGCCGCCCTCATTCGCCTTCTTCGCGATTAACCTCGTAAATAAGTCGGCCAAGTACAAGCGTGGCAATCACCGCAAATATTTCGAATAGCCATGCGTTAGACATAGGCGGCGACTCCTCTCGCTGTACGCGTCAGTTCGCGTCTTATTTCGTGCGATTCCGCCGGTAATTCGTCCATGCGCATACGCACCGCATTAATTCGGGCCTGCAACGCCAATTTAGTCGATAATGTCCGGGCGCGCGACAAACGGTCTTCTAAATGTGCGATCTCTTCTTCGAGTTCATCGCGAAACTTATCGATCCTAGCCACCTCTTCCGTAATTTGTTGCGACATTTTCGCAATTTCTTCCGCAATGAAGTTCGTCACCTTACGCCGAATACGATTGATACTGCTTTTGTTCGGTGGGATTACGGTTTTAACAACGTCTGCATCTACCGCAAGCATGAACGTTGCTCCACGATGGGAATAAATCCGAGCATCTTCTCCATTGTCGTCCGGACCGATGCCGCAGTAAATCGCATTAGATAACATCTGAGACGCCCATGCTTCCGGCGTTTGGTTGCCGATCTTAAAGCGCCCGGTAATTCGTTTCTTTGCGTGGTGAGATAGCGTTACTTTCATCCGACGCGCACCACCTGGATCGAAAGTGGACGATAGTAGTCCGCCGGATCTTCGTCGGCTGGCCATGCGCCTTGATATAAAATTTCGGTTAATTTGCGCGGATCTAGCGCTGGATACGTATTGGAATCGGTAATTTTGGGGATATTCATAGTACGTTCGCCTCCATATTATTTAGGTAAAACGCACTAGATCGGAAGGTGTGTTCGCATTCTGTTCGCTTGTCTTTTGACAACAGATTGTATATGATGAGGGTGTAGCGATGCCTTCCGGGCTAGTTACGTTAAGTTATTTCGCAAACAAATAGTCTCGGTAATCACCGAACTGTTGTGTATCGAAGTAGCCTGCCAGCTTTTCGAGTTTGCGAATGACTGTCATGTGATGGACGCCTAACTTCTTACCGATTGCCGTCGGCGTTGGGCGTTCACACGCTAGGAACGTCTCAACAATTACTTTTGTTGTTTCGTCCGATTTTTCAACCAAATTGTCGATCAGTTGCCGCTGATCGGCTCTTTTTTTTCTGAAAAATAAATTCTCTGGTGTATCTTCTGCGACGACTCTCAGCGTTGCCGCGCCTTCATCGCCATTCGAAGATAACCCGCACTCTAACACTTCATTCTGATGCCTTTTCTTTTTATTCCTGTAAAGATTCGCTCGTTTATTTTTTAGACTGAACTTAAAATAGTTTTCGAAGTCATGTTCACCGGAATAAGAAGCAACACAATTCATAAGGACATCCTCGTATAATGCTAACACCTCCGGAACGCTAGCCCTCAACGATCGCGCCACCTCTTCAAATGTCGATCGCATCGGAGTGATGGTTAGGTCATAAATCTCTGTGAAGGAAGTATTACTTCTTGTCTTTTGATAATTCAATACCAGGCTATTCAGTTTTTCTTTCAAAAACTTTCACCCTCCTTTTTTCACTTAATAATACCCGCGACATTTTAAAGCCGCACATAATTTCTTAATTTTTTTCTAAGTTTTTCTTCTGTAAAGAAATAATAACATGTAATTTGGATAATTCTTCTCTATCACACTATGTTTCCGAAAAATAATTTAATGTAATGAATATTCGCAAATAAAAGAAAATCCCGTCGAATGACGGGCTAAAAAAGAAAAATCAACCACCTGGGACTGGGTCTGCTAACTGTGTTGTATTATCTTCTGTCACATTATTAATTAACGAACTTCCCGCTAGCAGAACCACCGCTGTAAATAAAACTGCCAATAAAATCTTTTTCAAAGTATTCCTCTCCCTTGTAATTTAATTGGATGTCCTTTATAGGGGCAGCGACGAGAGGGTCTAATCCGGCATCGATCATATCACCCACAACGATGCTTGAAAACAGGAAGTTGAATTCTTGTGTGAATGTACTATACGCGCAGGCCAGATCTGATAAGGTCCCATCCTTGATCAATTGGAAGTACCGCAGAAATAGATTTTTTTCGCCTAGTATCATGTCTTTCGATGTTGGTAAATTTTGAGGAATCTCCCCTTTCTCTTTATACGAATAAAATCCCTCGACTAACTTCAATGTGTTTTTTGCTTCCGCAGCAATCCTCAAATCATTTGTCTTTTTTGCCTCATCAGCGCTCATCCTTATATAGCGAAGACACTCTTTCTTATCTTCCTCTATAAAAGAAACACCCATGTAATAATACCCGTCAGATTTCGTTTTCGCACTTAAATTCGAAGAAAAAAGAAATTCTGCATGACGTCGCGCTTTTGAAAGATCTTTAAGATATAAATAAGCAGGCGCAAATACTTCGGAGAGTCTGATAAGATAACACTCTTTAAAAAACGTTTTCCTTGCGTCACTTAATTCGTATATCTCTTTTTCGATATCGGAAGCTTTTTCAACGATTGTTGCATATTTATTTTCAAAATAAAGACAGTAGCAAGAAAAGATATCTTTCAAAACCTTTAATTCTTTATCCTTTCCGCATTTTAAAGTGTTCACATAATTCCTCAATTCTTGTGGTCTGAATTCCCCTAACATGTAGTTATATATTACCTGATAAAATTGTGTATAATTGATTAGGTTGGAATCCATTCTATGCGCTTTCAGCAATTTTTCTAACAAAGGAATATCACGCTTTATTGCCGCATACTCAAAAGCATGTTTAATAGCCTCAGTTGTAGTTAGTTTCAAACACCATTCTTGCATTAATTCATGATACTTCGCTTTATAGAAAAATTGTGACAATTTTAATAATGTTCGAAATCCGATTTTCCCAGTTCTTTTGAAATTGTAAAGCTGATTCACATGAATATTTAATTTACTTGCAGCTGAATCAAAATCCAAAAACAAATCGTCGAAACAGTTTAAAACATCTTGCTGAAGTGCGCCCAAATTTAAACCCCCTCTATTTTTAATTGCGCTTGTTTATATTTCTAAGTATAATACATATGTGTACTTTTGTACACATTATTATTCAAAAAATTTGGAAGGAAGATAATTATGATTGATTATTCCCCATTATTTAAATGTCTTAATGAAAAAGAAATAGCTTTGAGTCATTTCCGTGAAAAAGGACTAAATTCTAAAACGCAGGCTCGTATAAATAAGGGACAAGCTGTAAGTCTCTCGACAATTGAGTTTTTATGCAAGGAATTAGACGTTCCGATCGAATGTGTCGTTAGGATCATAAGGGACTAGCTAACCTAGCGAGATATTATCGGCTAGTGTAAAATAGTACGGACACCTTAATGATAAGGAGGTGTTTGTTACGTTTAAGGTCGGCAAATGCCGGATACCTGAACTATGTTCCAACCGCGGTATTGATCAAACTCAACTCGCAGCAAAAGTCGGTTTAACAAAACAACAAATTACGGACTACGTTAGTCTTCGAAATAAACCGAGTATCGAAAGGGCCTACAACCTTGCGAAAATACTCGGATGCTCAATCGAAGATCTTTACGAATGGACCGAGGTATCCGACACTAAAACGGAGGGTTAATATAACCTCCGCCGACCTTTAGTACGGGTATTCCCGTACTGTAAACTCACCCGCCACTTCTTAACGTCCTCTGCACGCTCATACACCGCCTTCAACTCCGCTCTCCCTCTCGCAAGCAAAAATTCATTCGCATCCTTCCCTTCCGTAATATATCCGTGTGCCAGTCCGACTTTCCCGTATAAATAACGCTCGACATCCGCCCGCAACTTCTCGCCAGCCTTATCGTTATCCGTCACGATGGTTACGTGTTCGACCGGAGACTGGACGATAATATCCGCCTTCCGTTGGTTAAACGAAGATCCTCCGGTTCCGATCGCCGGCACTCCCGCCGTCATCCACGATTGCGCATCGATCTCCGCCTCGCATAAGACAACGCGTGCCAGCCGCCGGTCATACACGACATTCATTCCGTAAACAAGGTCCCGTATCGGCCAGCCGCCTTTGACGTACCAGAACGCCTTACCCCGGGTTGACCGATACTTTACGTTGGCGAGCCGTCCGTTCGGCAGCCGCCAGGGCAACGCAACCGCACCGCCAACCATTCCTACACCCATTAGACGCTGGACCGCCGGCATGATGCCGCGCTTGTTTAAATAATCGTTAGGCCCCGCAACCACGCCGCCGAGAATCGATTCGCTTAATGGTTCGCGATTCTTTGCGACTTTCAGCTTCGGGAGCCTAAGCGTTAATTTACCGTCATCCGATTCCGGCGCGTACGCATCGATCAAGTATTCGATCGTCTCCTCTTCTGTTTCTTCGCGCAAGAACGCCAGCAACTTAACGAAGCCACCCCGTGCATACTCTGCGTCATAATAGCCGCTATCGCCCCAATAGCCGGCCTTTGCGGATGTCGTATCGTCAAGATATACGTAAAAACTCGGCGTCCGGTCATATCGGAAAGGACTTGCGGCCAGGAGTCGCTCATCCGTCCAAGTCGGCCGCGTCCATTCGAATTGTTCGAGTTCATATCGGATGTCAACGTCGACCTGGCGGCCATTTAACGTTAAAATCGGCACTTTCGTATCACTCCTTTCGTCCTAATTAGGCCGGATTGTTCTATATATTACGTCCTGTTTTCGAAAAATTCCATCGTATTTTGTCGAAAGAATAGCGGTAAATGTTGACAATGTTATCCGCTATTTTCCAACTCCTTAAAAGTCGAACTGATCCGCTGACCCTTCGGATCCTCCTAGTTGTTTGATGACGCCGAACTGCGGCAGATAAACGATCTCAGCGCTCTTTCCTTCGCCACCATCCCGGCCTTTGTTCAGACCGATCAGACCTCGACCTTCCTCTGCGTTCGTATCCACCGCAATCAATAGCGCAGCATCTTCGAGTAGGGCCTTCGTTTTCTTGACGTCTTTACGCTGCGGCAACTTTAATTCGGAGTCAGCATCTTTCCCTTCGCCTTCTTCCGCTTGCGTCAACGCAAAGACAGTCGTTTTTGTTTGACCGGATAGACGACGGAGTTTCTTCGATGTTTCGGCCGCGTCTCCACCCGCAGTCTTTGACGTGTTCTTTTCGTAATCTAAATAGTAAAACGGATCGATTAGCACGACGTCAGCTTTCGTTTCGAGTATATCCGCCTTCAGATCGCGGAGTTTCCGAGAGTCGAAGTCCTCGTCGTCTACCGCGCGGACAATGATATTACCCGGGATCAATTCGTTCATCTTATCGAGGAACTCCATAAAGCCGGCTTCGAATTCGTCGGATAGCTTGCCTTGGCGAACATCTCGTGAGTTAAAGCCGCCTGGTCCTGCGTAATCGATTCCGAGTTCCATATCGACATCTTCTAACGGATTGTTGTCGATCCCAAACTCTCCCGAAATGGAAACGTAAAGCCGGACGAGAACCTCGTACCATCCCATCTCCATCGACCAAATCAGAACGTTCGCTCCCTGCATCGCACAACTAATCGCTTCCTCCAACGCTATGGCCGATTTACCCCGGCCAGATTTCCCATAAATAACGTATACGTTCGACGAAACATAGCCGCCCATCGCCCGGTTTATGAAGTCGAATTTACTGCGCCAGATCCGGAATGACTCGCCAGCCTTGCGGTTTTCGTATTCGGCTTTAAATTTATCGATATCTCGTTTTATATCGATACCAACCGTATCACGAACGTTTGTTCTTATTCTAAACCTTTCGGCCTGCTCCGTCAACCACGAAAAAAATTCTTCCGGGTTATCTTGCGCTTGGCTAAACCGTTCCGGAAGCTCCTTTTCCGCAAGATCAACGAACTCTCGCAACGCAGCCTGTTTCCGTAGTTTTTCCGCAAGGTAATCGTAATTGGCATCGATATTAAAATCCGGCTCGAAATCCGGCACCTCATTCGCCACCATCTCAGCCGTCGGCGCCTGCCCTCCGTGCTTCTCCGCATATTCCGTGATGTATCGGAGTGCCTTGCGTTCGCCTTCCGTCGGCAGATCCTCGGCGGTAATATTGAAGCGCAACAGCGCGTTCGGTTCGTTCTGTTCGATCACTTTCGATAGCATTAAGACACCGTAGTTCATCCGCGATCCCTCCTCTTCTTACGCTATATGTTCGATTTCCTTTATCCGCAACGCATTAACCTCTCGTGATCCCCCGTACTCTTCCAGCTTCCTATCGATGAAAGAAACGCCCTTCGCAGTAACATACGTCTGCACGAAGTTGACTCCGTAATACCTAGACGGCGACTGTTTAACTTTAAAATAGCCTTCGTTGATGTAGCGCTGATAAGGAACCGGCGAACCTTCTTTCCGAACAAATACGCCGATTGTCCGTAAAAATGCCGTTAATTTGTTACGTCCAACACCAAGCGATTTGGCTACCTGCTCCAACGTTTGAACGTTTGTCGCAGCGATAAAACGATCATGTTCCTCCGCTTTCGGCTTCATTTCGGAGATTACTTCGTTTTGCTTACGTACAGTCTCTAAAGTTGCGCTAAATAGAAGCTTTGTTTGGTCGTCCGCGAATGGCAGATACGTTTGGATGAATAGATCGTCATTCGCTACATAACCGCCTGTCTTTCTGATTGTTGGGATGACTTCGTGAGTGATCCAACGTTTGAACTGTTTGGCCTCTGGTTTGCGGCTGCCAAGGATCAATGTATAAAGCCCGGGTTCGTTTACTATCGTTTTATTCGGGTTCCCAATACCGTCGGTTAAAACTACGGTATTCTTTTCATCATCATCGAGACGAGAAACCGCGTCACGGCTGTTTTTAATTTCTAAAACATCGCAGACATCCTTCGCGACAAACCAAGGTTCACCGTCCTTAACAACTGTTCTGACCTGCTGATCTTGATAATTGAACACTTTTTTCAATTCATTCATAATGATTCCTCCTCTTTTTCTTCTCGATATAAATGACTCTAGAGCCCCTCTTCAGTTGCTCTGCGATTTCGATACGAATACGGAAATTGTCGGCTGCACTTTCGAATATGCCCGAAATGTAATCCGCAGCGACACCGATGTAATAAAACGACCAATCTAGCGCAGCAAACGTCCACTTTAACGGATAGAGTAGACGGTACATTATTCCGCCGACTCCAATAGATCAGGATTTTCATAGAAGGTTCCGAGATACTCTGAATCCGGCCCACAATCAGCAAGAGACTGAATTAATCCGCTCGGATATTCTCCGTAAAATGCAGCTAATTCATCGTAATAAACAACCTTAAAGATTCTACCGAGAGAGTCTTTTCGAATGTCCCCCTCCCAAATCTCCTGGCCGTTTTTCCCCTCTAATCCGGTATATTGCATGATATTTTCGAAAAAGCCCGTTATATCCGCATTCCCGTAATATACCTTTCCATCAAAAGCAATCACATTTAAAGGGCTGTATTCCATTTTTTTAAGTGGAGCATTCCACGCTCTAAACTTGAACTCTCTCATCACCGCTCGACCTCCCGCTTTAATTTCGCCTTCGCCTCGTCCTGCTTCGCCTTATATTCCTCGTCGCCGTACATCGCTTCCAGACGCTTGTAATCGTTATATTCATCGAGCAGCTCATCGATTTTCTTCGTCTTGTCTTTCGCCATTTCACTCCCCACCTTTTCTAGTCCTTCGCTAAGCTTAGCTACGGTATCGGCATACGGTAATTCCGGAAGATATTCCGCCCAATGAAACGCCGTTCCCTCCGGCTCCGGATAGTTTTCGTAATCAACTCCGTCAAGATATTCGTCAACAAACTGACTACGGCAGACTAGGCGGATATCGTTCGCATCTGCGAGAATCCATTCGCCGTGAATTGCGTCAGTCAGATCGAACTCAACGTAGGCAGAGACGCCGGTATCGTCCGTTTCCTCAACGTCTCGGCGCGCATCCACGAAGAATATGCGGTCAGGGTATCCGTCTACTGCGACTAGGTCTCCAAAAGTGATTTCGGCTTTCATCTCCGCAGCCCCCTTTTCGATTCGCCTTCGAATTCAATTACGCGGCATAGATCACGAATCCGGTCTGTCAGACGTTGCTCTCCGAAAACGTCCGGAAGTCGTTCGATCGCGATGTTGCTCGTGTAGATCGTCGGAAGTTGATTCGTCACTCGTGCGTTAACTATTGCGTGAAGATAGCCGCGAAAGGCTGGCGTACAATCCCGCACCCCTACGTCATCCAGTACTGCAAATGGAGCCGTCATCGCCAGCGTCATCTTCCGTTTGAATTCCGTCAAACCTTCCTCGTCGTTCGTCATGGTTGCGAGGTTGAATTCCGTTTGCCATTCGTTCACATCGAGGAAATAGGCCGGACGCAGTGACGGCGTTAAACCTCTCCGCAAAGATCCGCTGTAATGGACGCGCAGCCATTCGTTAAGGAGAGCCGCCGCTGTCGTCGTCTTACCAGTTCCGGAGTTCGCGCTGTAGAGATACAACGACTTGATCCGGTCAGCCGGTTCGATATAGCCTTCCGTCCGCTCAAATTGGCGCTCGAACGTCTTGACGTAGTTTTCAACCGATTTATATACCGCAGGCTGCCCCGCTCTGGCCGGAGAATTGGCGAGCGTGGTCAGGCGATATTCTCGCGGTAAGCCTGCCGCCGCAGATCGACCGCCGGTGCCCGATGCGCCGTGTAGTGCGATGAAGTGCGAGCATTGGCGGGTACAGGCGGACGTGCCGGCCGCTTTGCATCCGTTAGCCAGGACGCAGTTTCTTTCGTTAGTCAATGGCGTTCACTCCTTTCGTTAGTTCTTGTGGATAGTAAACTCCGCTTTAACTTCGTGGTCCCATGGGTTGACTACAAATTTTCCGTTAGTTACCGTATACCCTTTCCGCTGAAGCCACTGCATCATAGCTTCGACGATTTCCGCCTGACTCATCGTATACTTTAAAGCCATACCGCAATACCTCCGTTTAATAAAAGTCGTCGCCGATTTCCGCCTGCTGCTCCCGCCTTTGTTGCGCCGCTTCTTCGTCCCTGATTTCCGCCACTGCCCGCTGCAAATTCCGCCCCATATACGTCTGCATAAATCCGAAGCTGATGCCCGGCCATTCTGCCGTCGGCCGGTATTCCGCAAAGCACAGATCTATGAAGCGCTTCGTTACTTCCGGGCCGTATTCGCCTGGTTTCCGCTTCGTTCCGACCCAGCGCCCGAGCATTCCCGCTTCGGCCTTCCATGGTTCGCGAGTAGGCATCGGAACGTAAGGGACACCGTACAGCCGCTCATGCTCCGCTTTTAAGTACGATTGAAAGTCGCGCACATTCCACTTGGATACCGATTTATCTATCGTCGGCATTTTCGTCACCCATTTCGTTAATCTTGCGCAAAGCTTCAATTTCGCGAATAAGCGTCCATACATGCGGATACAGTTCTTCAGATACGCCGAGTCTCAGTTTCGTCATTGACGTATTAAGTTCGATCGATGTCGGTCTCATCACGCATTCACCCCTTCGATTTTGATTCCGAGACTATCGAGTGTATTTCGGACTCCTTCCGCAACGCCTGATGTGTAAAAATCGTCCTTACTGCGAGGCATGGATTGCTCATGTCGCTGGTAATTGGCCGCGTAATACTCCCGCACCTTCTCCTCCGGCGTCTTTTCGACTTCATATCCGTTGATTAATGCGGCTAAAAAGTCCGTAAACCCAAGGTCGTACAAACAAGCGCAACCAGAATCGAATAAATCTAGTTCACTTTCGATGTACTTAATAACAATCTCTTCGTCAGTGTACTGTTCTCGTAACTTTTCGAATGCCTCCGCCTGCTCCTTCGTAATTACCGGCTTTTTAATTTCGCTCATCTATTCGCCCTCCTTATACTGAGAATGCCTCGTATATCTCCCGGATCTCTTTTGATAATTCCGTATAGTCCGTCTTACTTTCGTCCAAAGCTGGCAAGCAATCCGCGAGCATTTTAATAAGTTTAACGCTGTATTCGTCGCATTCTTCGTACAGATATTTGTGGAATTCATCGGAAGCCTTCATCCGCTCGACCGTTTGCTTTACGAGGTCTCTTACGCCCTCCGGATAAGCTACCGCATATTCGAGTGTGCCTTCCTCGAATCCGTAATCTTTAGGTAGCATATCGCGAATAACCGCGAGTTCCCGTGCCCAACGCTCGTTTTCTTCCTTCAGCCGCTCGTTTTCCGCAATCAATTCGGCTACAGTGCAGCGTAGGTCTGCGATTTCGTCCGTCATTTTAACGCCTCCACTCATCGTCTTTTTTGATAACCGTCAAACCTTCCTCGCTTCGTTTGGTGTTTTCCTCCGCAATCTCGGCTAATTTCAAACGCTGTTTGTCGGTGAGCTCCGAGATTCGTCTCGTACCATCCGCCACATTATCACCGCCTCTCCGTCGTTTTATCGTCAGCCCTTACGATTACCCTCGACCGTCATCAAAGCCGCTAATTCCCCGCGAAATTCCCGTATAATTCGTGCGAGTTCTTCCAGCGTCTTGGCGTCGGATAATTTAATCCGCCGATCCATGACGAACATGATTGCGCGGTCAACGGAAGGGAAGTACGCGACCTCTCGCCAACGTGCGATTGGTGACGGATCAAGATCGGGATTTTCGGCGAGACGCTTCGGCCAATTCGGCGCTTTCGTTGGATCGGTGAAATAGCGTTCATTTACGATGATATTGCGTTCGTCTGACGTGAGTTTGTAATCGGGGGAAATCGGGATTTCAATCGGCATGAGTTTCGTCAGCTCCTTCGTTATTAAATTGATTGAGAAAATCGCGAATAGGCCGCATTGGAACTTCGCTCAGTCCGAACGCACCGCCGAATAGCACAGAATTTATTTTCTGTCCGTGATTGCGCATGAGCTTTCCGAGGCCAAACTCCGGACCGCACGGGCATTTCGGGTTACTGCAGTACCTAAAGTCGTTAATATATTGCGTAGCGTGTACGATTAGTTCTAAGAAGATAATTCGAAGCTCATCCTTATCAGGTCCATCGTATCCGCACATAAACTCGTTTTGGTAAATTTCGATCATACCTTTTAGAATCGTCTTATCATTCATACTTCCGCAATCCCTTCCGTTTATTAATAAGACCTAGCAATCGTTCGCTTTCGCTCACTCTTGCAGATGTTTTTAATCGCGATATATCTTTTATTAATAATATCCGCGCGAATGTATATGAGCGCTATTATTTATCTAGTTCTTAATGGCTCTAGTTAAAAGATGGTTCTTGTTAGTGTGCTGTCTAGCCATATATGGCTCAGCCATGTGTGGTCACACGTCACGTGGCTCCGGCAATTCCTCTGCGTCCCCGTCAAAAATCGCAAGCTGGCTGATCGGCATGATCGTATATCGCGCGTTCTCCCACCGCTGAGTTTTCGGATCTCTCGTCTTCTGCTTAACGACTAACGGACGTCCTTGCCAACGATAATCACACAGCGCCTTGATGCGTTTGTTTGCGGCCTCTCTGCGTACATTTAGCGCCTTCGCGATCTGATCCTGCGTTGGATAACATTCGCCCTTTTCGTTCATGAATGACGAGAGGACACATAACGTCTGCCAACGGTCGGCTCCGATGTCCGCGATCAGCCCTTTCTTAACGGCATCGACGTACATTTTGACGAAGATACGCGTTTCGGACTTGCCGGACGTCAGATTATATTCGGACTGCGATTCGACTGAAACAAGTCGTTGATGTTCGTTTGTCATGATCTCGCCTCATATCTATCGTAGATTTCATAGGCGATTTCTACTAAGCGTTGACCATAACCGTCTTTTAAATATGTGCTTAATTTTGAAGGACCTCCCTGTATCCCTTTCGTTGTGCTTCTTTTGACGTTTTTAGGATCTACGCCTGTTTCTTGACGAAGCTTTTCGTACAGCTCACCCCATACTTTCCTTCTACTAAGACCAAATAAAGTCTCTGCGCGAAACATTACTTGTGAAATCTCTCGATGAAGAGCCTTCCCTGTCAATTTTGACGAACGGCATAGACGGTTATCAGATTGCGGTTTATCTACGGTGTTCTTGACATCGGCCAGCGTGCGTTGTTTCTTAGGTTCCGGTAATGCCGCACTTTCTTCACCGCCTAACAATTTTTCCGCGAATCGAGGAAACATCGCCTTCGCAACTCCTGCGTATTCAGCTCCGAAAATATAAGCTACTCCGCCGTCTTTTACGTTTTTGATTGTCAACATTTAAATCGCTCCTTTATCCGTTTATAATGATCGGTTCTTTTTCGTCCATAGCACCTTGAATCGATCTCATAAGCGTCTGCATCGCATGAATCGCTTTCCTATATTCTTCTTTGCCTTCGTCAATCATTTCGCTAAACTCCCGAGAGAAATGCGTCAAATGACCGTACTTTTCCACAAACTTACGAACATCTTCGGAAAACTCGTATACGGTATACGTGATCGCGTCCCCGTTAGTCACGCGAGTTGTCCGCCCTTCATACATCGAAATGTCACCGAACAATTCTTTATATCGTTCGTTTTCAGCGACGAGTTCCGGATCAGGCGTTTTAACTTCGACGTATTCCGTCCGAATTTCCGGTTCGGCTTCTTCGACTCGTTCGAGTTTGTCACGCAATATATCCGCTTCCCGCTCCGCTTGTTTGAGCGCTGCCTCTGCCGCCTCTTTCTCCGCCAATAGTTCCCGGTACTCCTTTAGCGTTTTAACTTCGCCATTTAGGACCGCTTGTTTAGCTTGGCGCTTAGGTTCGGTTGACTCTGCGGATGGGCGTGCGATTTCATACGTTAGTGAGACGGGGAGGTCTTCGAGTAGTTCTTTCCGATTGCCCCAATTTGAAGCGATCAACTCGTATCTCTGTATTAACCTGGTTGCTGCGGTTTTTTTGATTCCATTCGATTCACACCATTCCCGAAAACAACCATACCCGTGATTCGAAAGTCTATCCTGTGCTTCTTTCAGCTCTTTTCCCAACTCTGTATACGCTTTCCCAACAATCTCCCGCATCCTGATCTCTTTGTTTCGAAGAAATTCTGCGGTGCTATCATCTAATTGTTCGTAGCTGAACGTTTTAATTTCGTTTGTCATTCGTATACCTCCTATCTCAAGAAACATTCTCTATATTGATTTTCAAATTGGATAAAAATGCGTTAATTTTTTCAACTAAATCACTACGATGAATCTTTATAAGTTCAGGGATATATCGTGAAATATGAACAAGGGTGACGTTCGGAAAGCTGTATACCCCATCGGATTTTTGCGCATATATTATAGTTAGATTTTCCGTGTGCTTTAGGTACTTAGAGAAAGTCTTACTAGCCCGATTAAATGCTGTTTTTTCGCTAAGCTTAGCGTCAATCCAATGTGTTCCGTTAACAATAAAATCTGGAATACAATTTTCAATTCTTCTCTGTGATTCAACGCGCCCAGGGTAAATCACATCCAAAACCTCCCCGACAAGCTCCTCGAATTTATGCCCTTGTGTAATATAAAAAGATGAGTATGAATCGTTGAACAGTTCGTAAGAAAAATCCCATTCTTCGCAAAGTTTCCTAACACTATGACCGTAGAAGTTGCGTAAATATTTTTCGACGTGCCATAATTTATGTTTATAGATATAGTCTCTTTTCAAGCCGTAAGGAAATGTATCCCTAACATAGATGTCCAATGCTTCCCGTTCGAGGTTTTCAAGTAAAACTTTTTTGTATTGTTGGAATTTAATTTCCGAAATTCCGTACAACTCTTTTAATTCTTCGGACTTATATCGATTCTCTGAGACACGATAGTCCTGGTCAATGTAAAAGCACCGCTCTAATTCAAGCCGTTCCGGCTCCGCTGTCTGGTCATAAAGACCGTACGCCCTAAGTGCATTTTCTACGCTTCCAAACGCCCTACGTAATCGAGTTCTCACTGCATCGTACGAGTACGTATTTGACAAGTGGATTTCCTGCCGTAGATTTGTGACGTCTATTCCTTCATCGATCAGGTCGTCTAAGACACACAACGCACGTTCTTGCTTTTCCGTTAGAGTCATCCGACCACCTCCTCACAAGATAATACCCGCGACTTTTTAAAACCGCACAATAAATTCGAAATTTTTTCGCCTTCACTTATAACTGCGCAACAACTTTCCGAAATGGACACCGTTTTTAAAATTTCGCTGTCATAAATAGTTGCGAAGTCACTTTCGGATTGGCACACGTTTTTCTGCGTTCAATAATAGATGCGTATAAACTTTCCGGATCGGACAGCGTTTTTGGCAAAAAAAAATAACCCCGTCTAAAAAGACGAGGTTAATTCGTTACACATCGAGCTTGTCGTTTTGACTCGCTTTATTAAACTGTTCGATTATTACATCATCTACGTAGTCAAGATACACTTGCGTCGATTCTAAGTCGGCGTGGCCTAATATTTTTTGCAACGACCGAATATCGCCCCCGTTGCGCAGGTAATTGATTGCGAAAGTATGACGAAGACTGTGGATGCTCGCCCTACACTCGTTTTTCAAATTTGCTAACTTAGCGTATTTATCTGCCCGCTTCCTCAGATGATCCTTAGCTACTTCCTCTCCGTATTGATTAACGAAGATTTTTCTCACGGCCCCAAAATATTCGGTTGTCTCTATGCGAAGTTGTTTTAGAAGCTCCGCAACTTTGTCCGTCATGGGCACCATTCGGTTCTTTCGGTTCTTATTAATCGCCCCAGGAAGCATGAGTACCTTATTTTCAAAGTCGATATCATCCGGATTAAGACCTTCCAGCTCATTCGAACGCAGGCCGCATTTTAACGATACATAGAACGCTACATAATCCCGGAAACCAGCATAAGTATCCTTGTCAATTACGCCAAAGAAACGCCTTACTTGCGAATCGGTCAGGCTCTTTATTTTCGTTTGATCGACACGCAGTTTCGTAATTCTCTTTGCAGGGCTTTCGTTTATGATTTCTCGCTCCACCATTCGGCTAAATATCGACTTGATGCCGCCAAGCCTAATATTGATCGTAACTGGTGATAACTTACGTTGCTTTAGCATTATCGTGATATAACTACGAAAGTGATCTTCGCTAACAGACGTTATGGGATCCGACATACGAATCCCCGTTACTTCCGTAAATTCGTCGAAATATCTTCGATAGTCATTAATCGTTCGATCGCGGTAGTTCTCAGTTGTAAACACCAAAACCACCGCATCTAGAGCGTCTTTAACGGTCATATAAGACGGCCTTAGCTCCGTTTGACTTACATCGCGCCGGTACCTAACGCCTTGCTTTCGTCTAATTATCGCCATACAAAAAGCCTCCCGAAATATTATTCCGCAAGGCATTCGTAGAAGACTCGAACTAGTCCGATATAGGCGACACGAAATCCGCTAAAAACGTCAATCCGTTTCTTCACAGATCGTGTCCTTCCGCTACACTTTTCGCTTTAACGGACCGTCGGAAAACGTTGATATGACGGGGCTAAAACGTGAAAACGCGCTCGGAGGGATTCGAACCCCCGGCAGACGTGGTACCGGAAACC